AAAAAAAAAAAAAAAACACTAGTAAATATATACTACATATCAGAAAAAGTATGTAACTTAGTTATACTAAACAACTATAGATGAAAATACTAAAAAGAACCTTCCCTAAAACAAGGAATGCCTACTCCTATAAGCAGATGCTAGAGTTAAATATATTGGTAATGCAGGCGTTTCTACCAGAGCCTTTTACTAATAAGGAGCGAGACATTCTGGTTTTATATTGTATTCATTCTAAGCAGCCTAAAGACGTGTTTTCAAGAGCAGTTAAACAGGCTGTTATGAAGGATGCGGGATTAAAGAATGGTGTTACACTAAACGAATACAATAAACGGCTTAGAAATAAGCTTGGATTTATCTATAATACTACTATTAGAGATTGGCAGATAAACCCTATGTTTATGATACCTGACTATGTTGATGGGTTAGAATTGGCTTTAATTATAAATAAGAGATAATGAATTGGTTAGATGAAATCTATCTTAATTTGAATAAAAAGTACTCTGTAGAGTTAGCTAAATACGGTATGACAGCCCAGGAAATAGTTAAGTTGATGTGGCATCATATTAGGAAGCACATGACTAGCGCAGAAATGCCTGATATTTTAGTGTTTGGATTAGGTACTTTTAAGGTGACTTTAGCTAATTTATATGTTAAGATTGGTAGAGCTCATTCTTACCTTACTGACCCAGATTATTATGATAATAAAACAAATAAGATTAAGGAGTTAGTAGCAGTATTTAATTCTAAAATCAACCGACAATTTAATAAGTGCATGAAGCACCCAATTGTTATTAATGGAGACGAACTCTCAATGGACGGAAGAATATTGGAGTGGCGTCAAACTAAAAAATGGAAAGATACAAATGCAAGAAAAAAAAGATTTCTCAGCCGCCTTCGAGGCATGGAAGAACAAAGACCTTAACCTAGATATTCAAGTACTAGGCAACGAAACAATGATTCAGTTGTTCAGCTTTGAAAAAAGTAACTCTAATTTGATGGGTTTAGACGGTAATCCAATTAGTCAAACACACGGTAAAGAAGTGTACAACTTAGCTAAAGTTGTATTATTAGGACACAGTGTAAAAGATAATCCAGTTCAAGTAGGAGATTTAGTCTCTTTACCAGATGAAATGTTAGAAGCAATTCCTGATGGCAATAGAGGTTTTATTCAATCAGGTCCAAATGCAGGAACACCTAACGCATGGATACCACTAGGTAAACTCCTTCCTTTCATTTATTTGAAAGAAAAGCTAGGTCAACCTACCAATGATTTACTATTTATAGTACCTATTTCATGGATTAAAGTAATTCACAACAATGTACAAATTCAGCCAGAAGAGCAAAACTAATCTCGCTACTTGTCATCCTTTACTTCAACTCGTATTCAATGAAGTAATTAATCATGTTGATTGTGCTGTACTCGAAGGACATAGAGGAGAAAAAGAACAGAATGAAGCTTTTGATAAAGGCTTTTCTAAAGTCAAATATCCGAACAGTAAGCACAATCAATCTCCTTCAATGGCAGCTGACGTAGTCCCTTTTCCTATTGATTGGAAAGATACACAGCGATTTATACTATTCATAGGAATAGTGTTAGGCATTTCTAAAATGCTACTTAATGGAACTAACTATGAGCTAATTTCAGGAATAGATTGGGATAATGATTTAAACATTAAAGAACATTCATTCCTAGATTATCCTCACTTTGAATTAAGACAAATCTAATGTCAGACTAACGTTTAATAGTAGAAACTGCAATGTCTGGGAGATTAATATTTGAAAGCCCCAACGAAGTTCTTGGATTTACAACACCACGACCTGCTTTGAGCTACACACTTGACCCTGACGGAAGTACTACTCAAGTATACTTTATCGAGATTTATGTCCCTGAAGAACGCCTACAATTATGTGGTGATTTTGACACTCTTTCAATTATTTTTAAAAATCTAAAAACTTACACAAACTAATGGTATACACTTCAACCGCCAAAGTAAATTTAAACAAGATAGTTCCAGTACTTTTACAAGTACTAACTGTAGTTTCTGAACTTTTAGATATGAAATTTATTAAATGGATGTTCCCTAACGCCTACAAGAAACTTGATACTATTGATACTCTTATCGAACAACTGATTGCATACTTGCAATTAATTAATACCGAACAGCTTAGTTCAACACTAGCTATAAACACTCCCGATGCTAAAGTGGATTAATTTCTCTGTAGAAAAAAGTATTTATCTTCAAGAACTTGTGACGGAATTATTAAACACTATTGATAGTCTGTATGCTCAACAACCAAGTGAGAAAGTAAAGCAACTTGAGAAGACAATCACCAATCTGAAGACCTCACTTAAACAAGTATTTGAAGAAAAGATTGACTTACAAATGCGACTTGAAGCAATGACTAATACACAAAGGCTTCATTACGATACTATCGGACTTTGCGCAGACGAGAACACAAGTCTTAATTACAAAATTAAAACTCTAACTGAAGCTAATGAATTATTACTCAGAAGAGTAAGAGATGTTGAAGATAGTAATCAATTTCTTCGCAGCAACATTAAGCAGTATCATGCTATTGAACAATCTTTAAAGAATTACTTTAATACACCTCATGCAATTAAAGGACATAACACCTAAAAACATAATAGCCTTCATTCAAGGTTACACTAGAAAGTGGGTTATTGATTTCTTTGAATATATATTGAGACATATTAACGAACAAGTTGAATGGCGAATAGAGCAGGTGGCTGAGAAAAGCCCTGAATGCCTGCTGAATGGTGAATGTAAAATATGTCATTGTAAAACACCAGAGTTGTTTTATGCGAGCAAACCTTGCTCTAATAAGGTAAGCCCTTGCTATCCAGCAATGATGGGCAGAAAAGATTGGATTCAATATAAGAATAAACATGTCAGTAACCCAAACCTACCAAAAGACATTAGAGAGTTTAAAGAACAAAACGGTGAACAAAGAGACAATTCAGGAAGCTGAAATTGTACACGACAATATTGATTGGAACAGAGTAACGCTTGACTTCGGAACAGTTGCTCCAGGCAGCAAACAAGATTATTCCTTTACATATATAGGAACTAAGAAGATAAAAGAAGTAAAATCAAGCTGCGGTTGTACTTCTGCAGTAGTAAATAAAGAAGCTAAAACACCAAAAGTAGAAGGTACTTATACCTTACCAACTGATTACTCTTATGCTTCAAATGATATCACTCCTACTAGCAAAGTAGTAACAGTCAGCTTTGAAGATAATTCTATTTCAACATTAACACTATCGTGTAAAGTAAATCGTAAATTTAACGTACAATAATTATGGCACTTACAATAATTCAAGATTATGATGTACTAGGAGGTATTAAGGAGTTAGAGAACTTAAGTACTTATATTAATAAGATATACTTTGTCTCTTTTACTCAATCACCATCAACTCAGCAATTGATAGAAATGGATGTGTTGATTGATTACTTGGTTAATCTCTGTGTACTTAATGACCTTGAAGTTATTGTAGCAGGCTATATTACACCTAAAGTATTAAAAATGATATTATTACTTGATAGTATAGCTACAGTTAGAGTATTAAGTTCATCATGGACTACTACTTCTGCAAACTTACTAGTAGAGAATGCAGAAACAAAAGAAGTAATAATTAACAAGATTAGAAAGCAAGAAATACTTGAGGAAACAGAAAAGTTAATGCAAACATTATGGCCAATATAAACTTAAATTATTGGGAAATATATCCAGGGCAAAGGGTTAAAAAACCCTTTGCCCTTTTGTATAATCAGGACAAGTCTAAAAACAAGAAGATTTCCTCCGATATAATGTGGGGATTAGACTTATATTGTAGTATGAAGAAGAGTAATCCACTTCATAATATGAGCAAAGAAGAGAGACAAGCAGAGCTATTAGATACCTTTTTAACTTCAGAACAGTTAGATAAAGTAATTGAATTAGAAGATGCTTGGGGAGAGCAAAACTTAAGTTATCTTCAAAGAAGATTTAGGTTTTATCAAAGACTAATAGAACAACGAGAAGAATATATGGGTACATTAACATACCCTAAAGATACAGATGTAATAGAAAAGATGTTATCTTCAACAAAGAAGATATGGGATGACGTTTTATCAATTAAAACAAAGCTTGATGAGGAAGACCTTGACGTACAAGTTAAGGGTGGAAGGGAAGAGAGTGCCTCAGAAAAAGGATTATTATAATGCATATACCAACTCCAGAACTGTTTCCTAAGATACATAATCTTAAAGCAATATTACAAGACCATCCCGACTATCACCCAGATAGTAAGAAGTATTTAGACTATTGGCGTGAACAAAAGAAGCGTTGTATAGAAGGTTATTGGTACCAAGACCTCCCAGGTCAATGGAGATACTGCCCACCACATCTATACTTCTATGCTAATATGGGTACTATTGTAGAAACAGACCATAATACTAAAGCAAGAAAGAAAACAAGACCATTCATTCGTGATGTCGAATGGATTATATACACCGCATATCTAGCCTGCAGAGGTTTTTCAGGCTTTGAAGAAGATAGAGAGTTTACATGTAATCGTGCAGTCAAAGATGATATAGAAGATATGCTTACTCCTAACTGTTACATAAACAATAGCACAGAAAAGAAATTAAAGAAGTATGTTCCAGCAGTACAATATCTAAAACAACTGTACGATAAACCATTAGGAAGACCATTATATGAAAACGATGCTCAAAACCTTTTTCTGTTAGGTTCAAGGGGACTTGGTAAAGACTTGATTTGGGACACTATAATACACAAAGAAGAAGATACTGATATTATAGACAACATTAAGATAGGTGATAAGATATACGGTAAAGACGGTAAGCTAACTACTGTTACTAACAGATTTGATTTTGATGACCAAGAACAGTTTGAAGTTACACTATCAGATGGTAGAAAAGTAACATCTGGGAAAGGCCACTTATGGGGCGTGTATAATAGAAGAGGAAAAGGAAGTAAATCTATCTATGAAGTGAAAGAACTTGGTGAAATTTTAAAAGATTATAAACAAGGTGTTAGAGAAGATAGTAGATATTTTGTACCTCAAAATGAGGCTCTACAGTATACGCCAAAAGATTATAAAATAGACCCTTATTTATTGGGCTGTTTACTTGGAGACGGAGGTATGACCAGTAAGAATATAACGTTAACAAGTGCGGATAAAGATTTAGTAGATATTTGTAATTCCAAATTAGAAGAAGGCTACGAATTTAGGTTTCAAAGCAGTTCTAGATACGGTTATATCTTACGAAAAAAGAAAACTAATACTGCAATTAAAAACAATTACAATACGTATCTAACTGACTTAGGTTTATTATATCATCATACAAGAGACAAGTTTATACCTGAAATTTATTTGAAAGGGTCAGTAGAACAAAGATTAGAATTATTACAGGGATTACTAGACACTGACGGACACTGTACCGAATCGGGAAACATAGAGTTTGTAACTATTTCAAAACAGTTGGCTAAGGATGTGACAACATTATGTAGGTCATTAGGTATAGTAGTTAAATCATCGGAAGATGGTTATAAATCACGACTATACTTAAAAACAGACTTAATAGTTTTTAAACTTAAGAGAAAAATAGAAAGGTTAAATATAAAACCGTCTAAATATACACAAACAAATAGAAGCAAATTAGCAATAAGAGATATAAAATCAGTAGGAATCCAGAAATCAGTATGTATTTCTGTTGATAACCAAGATAGTTTGTTCTTAGTTAACGACTTTGTAGTTACTCATAATTCGTATACTGTAGGACATGCTATACTAAGTGAGTTACTATTTGACGGTGCCAAGTACTATGATAGCACTACAATAACAAATCCTAATAAAGTTGAGATTTTCGTAGGTGCTTTCAAAGCAGATAAAAGCTCAGAGCTTTTATCTAAAGTGCATATGGCACTTAGCGAATTACCAGGTACCTTCGGTAAGAACGATACTTACAGACCTTCACCATTCTATAAGGAAATGTCAGGTACATTAAAAGTAGGTAATACTAAGTCTGCATTTGAACACTTATATAAGAAGAAAGAAAATGGTAACTGGGTTACAGCAGGAACAGGAAGTAAAGTAATACACGAAATCTTTACTACAGAGAACCCACAAGCTGCAGCTGGGGGACGTGCAGGACTACTTGTAATAGAGGAAGTAGGTCTACTTCAAAACCTAAAAGATGTGCATGGAGCTAACATTCCAACACAGATAACTGATGGGCGTAAGTTCGGAACATCAGTATATATTGGAACAGGCGGTAACATGGAAAAGATTGTAGAAAGTGAATACTTATTCCGAAGACCCTCAGAATATGATATTCTTGGCTTTGAAGATGAATTTGAAAATACAGGAGAGATAGGATTATTTATTCCAGTTCAATATACTTATAATGACTTAAAAGATGAGAACGGTAATACTAAATTTGAGCTAGCTAATAAGCGAGTTGTCAATGAACGTAAGAATAAGAAATGGGATGCACTTCAACACCAGAAGACTAACTACCCAATTATACCTAGTGAAATGTTCATGAATGATAGGTCTAATATATTTCCTATATATGAAATACAGAAACAAATTAAGTTCTTAATAACAAATAAGAAAAGAATTGATAACTTTACCAACTATGGTAATTTAATCTATGATATGGATAGTCCTAATGGAGTATCATTTACACCTGATGTTGATAGTAGTATTGTTCCTATTACTGATTACCCTACTAAGAAAGGTATTAATCTTAGAGGTGCAATAACAATATATGAGCATCCGCCAGAAATCATTCCTAAAGGATTATATAAAGTTGTTTATGACCCTGTACGTGATGAGAACATTGATACTATGAGTAAAGGTGTTTCACTTGCAGCTATTTATGTCTATAAAACCATACAAAGATTTGATGGAGTATTTGACCAACTTGTAGCGCACTATGTAGGTAGAACACAGAATACTGATGATATACACGAAACAGCATTAAAGCTTGCACAGTATTACGGAACTAAAGTATTTGTAGAGATGAACCTTCCAGGGTTTTATAAATACTGTATACACGCTAGAAAACTACATATGCTTGAGAGTACTCCAATGCTTACAATAGGTAAAGTAGTACCAAACGGAAAACAAAGGTACAATGTAGGTATGTACATGTCTGAGACATTGAAGATACAAGGTGAACAATACTTAAACAGATGGTTGCTTCAGATAAGAGATGTTGAATACGATGAAATTGGAAACATACTTAGAGAGAAAAGAAACATAGATTATATATATGATAAAGCATTACTAGAAGAATTGCTACAATATAACCGAGTTTTAAACACTGACCGTATTAGTGCAATGTTCCTACTTATGTACTTAGTAGAAGAAGCAAAAGAGAAACCACAAGTAACAGATAATGCTGAACCAAGCATCAATGATGCAGTTTCATTTATGAAACAAACCTTTTCTAAAAAGAAAGTTCTGCAACCTCAAAGTAACAGAACATTAAATTTCCCAACATTATATGGCTAAGCTTAGAGATAGAAGTGTAGAATTAATAACAAAGAATTATGATAAGACATTTACAATGGAACTATCAGATAGAATACCATATTCTAAAAAGATAGCGAATGAATATGCTTGGTTTAAAGCCAAGACAAACTACTATGATACATTCAATGCACGTAATACTTGGACAAACAAAGCATTACGAATAGAGAGAAACTATGATTTATTCAATGGTATAATAGATGAAGATATCTTCAAACCAGTAACAAATGCTTTGAATATAGAAGATTGGGAGAATCCAATTAAAATGGAGCATATTGATATTATATCCTTACCACTTAGGGAGATTATTGGCTCTGAAATAAAGCGTCCTTGGGAACCAGTTGCTATAGCAGTTAACCCTGAAGCAATCTCCGCAAAAGAGAAAGAACGAGTTAATATGTTAAAACAATGGGTTTACTCTGAATTAATGTGGCCTATTGAAGAAGAATTGAATAAGAAATATCCTGATAAGGAAACAAGTGAAGAGAAAGCTAAAGCATACCAAGAAGAAATGCAGTTAATGAAACCTGAAGGAATAGATGAGTTTATGCAGACTAAATACAGATTACCTGAAGAAAGCTTAGCACAAGATATTATCGACTACTTATCTAGAGAACATAAGTTAGATTATATTTTTAATAGAGGATGGGAGAAAGCTGTAATATCAGGTGAAGAAGTTTATTATGTAGGGCAAAGAAATGGTAGAGAGTGTATAGAGATTGTAGATAATAGATTCTTTAACTATGATATGTCTGCAAAACATCATTTCATACATAATTCAGAGTGGTGTACTTATGAAAGATACCTACTTGTATCAGATATTTATGATGAGTATGCAGAAGAAATAGAGAAAGATAAGAAGTTAAAAGATAGACTAGACGCCTTAACTCCATATAGACATTACAATGAACGAACAGAAGGAATATTGATTGACTACAATTACGATGATGAAGCAATAATAATGTCAGACCGAAGAGTACGCGTACTCCACACAGTATTTAAGTCTTTGAAGAAAGTTAAGTTTGTTAAGACAGTTGATTTAGAGACAGGCGAAGAAGTCGAATTACTTATGGATGAGACTTATAAATTTAATCCTGTAATAGATACGGAAGAACGCATAGCATGGATTCCAGAATATTTAGAAAGTACTAAGATAGACGAAGACATATTCTGTAGAATGCAACCAGTACCGTTTCAATATCGTAATATTGACAATCCATTCAATATTAAAAGCCCTTACATGGGCGTAACCTACGGGCTACATAATGGTCAGCCAGTATCTTTAACAGATAGAGGTTACGCGTTCCAATTCCTTTATGATGTTATTTGGTTTAGATTAATGGAAGTACTTGCTTCAGATAGAGGTAATGTATTACTTGCATTGTTTAAACAAATACCAGAAGGATTCTCCACTAAGGAATGGCTACAATACCTGTTTACTGCTAAGGTAGGATTTATTGACCCTTCAATGGATAGTGCATCAATAGGTAGCGACCCACAGTACTGGAAATCAATTAACTTATCTTCAAGCGCAGACATACAGAAGTATCTTCAATTGTTAGATTATTGTGAACAAAGATGCTTGCGTGCTATTGGTTCTAATGAGAATAGAATAGGTACAGTATCTCCTAATGAAAGTGTTACAAATAATCAGCAAAAGATTGTACAGTCGAGTAACATCACTGAACCAGATTTCTATCTACACAACATCCTTAAGGAAGAAGTACTTACAGGGCTGCTTGAACAAGCAAAGATTTCATTCAGAAACAACCCCAGGAATATTGCTTTCATTACAAGTGATTTGAATATCAAGTCCTTATTTGTAGACCCAGATTTATTAGAAAGCGCTGAGTTTGCAGTTTACGCTTCTAACTCTACTAAAGACCATAGCATTGTTCAAATGCTACGTAATCAAATAGATAGAATAGTTCAAGCTTCTCAAGGTGATTTTAGATTCTTAACTGAAGTTGTAACTACTAACAATCCTGAAAAGCTTAAAGAAATGGCAGGTAAAGTTTCTGATGAAAAACAACGTCAAGCTGAAATGCAGCAGCAGATGCAATCTCAACAGATTGAAGCTCAACAACAGATGGAAGCTACAAGACTTAAAAATGAGAATGAGCAGAAACAATTAGATAGAGAATACAGGCTTAAAGAAGCTATGATTAAAGCAATGGGCTTTGCTAATAACACGGATACTGATGAAAATAAAGTGCCTGACATGTTAGAAATAGCTAAGTTTAATGCTGAGCTTGCTGGACTAGATAGGGAGATGGGCTTCAAATCAAGGGAGCTTTCTATTAGAGAGAAAGAACTTGTTGAAAATAATATCTCTGAAGAGAGAGACAGACAAGTTCAACGTGAAAAGATTAAAGCTGATATAGAGAAAGAAAAGATAAAAGCTAAGAACAAGAATAACAAAAAATAATATGCGCATGTGTTCATAGTGTAATAGGCGCGCATGTATTTTTACCAAACCTAAACAACTTTTATAAATAAATTATTTACTTTTATGCAAACACCACTGGATATACTAGAAAACCAGCCTTATAATCTTATAGAAGATGAGATTATTGAAATACTAGACATCGAACAAACTGAAGAACAAGATGATACGTCAAATGATGATGACATTAGTGCGCCACCTAGTCATACTGAAGTTGGAGAAGAGAACATACTTTCTATTCTTGCAAAAGATTTTAAAGAGAAAGGCTTAGCTAACTTTGATGACGATTGGAATGGTGATGAAGATGAATTCAGAGAACAGATATACGAAGACATTAAGAAGACAGTACTTGAAGACTTTAAGTTAGGTGACCCAGTAATTGCAGGCTTTCTAAGCTATGTTTCAAATGGAGGTAACCCTGGAGACTTTATTCAACAACTGTCAATGTCTTCTGCTATAAGTGCCTCCGATGAAGATGTCTACATGATGTACATGAAAAGTACTACAAACTTTTCAGATGAAAAGATTAAGAAGTTGATGCAGAAATCAAAAGAACTTGATGATTTTATGGATGAAGTAGAAGAGATGCGCGACGAGATAAAAGTAGCGCAGACAGAACAAATAGAGAAAATGACCAAAGATAAAGAGATTGAAAAGAAACAAATTGCTAATCAGATAAAGGAAGAAGCTAGACAACGCAGAGAATTAGTAAATAAGAAAGAGTTGTTAGGTGTTCCAATTACTAAAAACAAAGAGTTTGAAAAGTTCTACTTACTTCCGACCGAGACTTACAAGTATGAGAATCAAGAGTATAAGATAACACCTTATCAGAAAAGATTACTTGAAAGACATAAAAACAAAACAGAATACGAAACATTTTTAGCTTACCTAGAGTTTGTAGACTACAAGCTTCCGTCAGAGAAGAAAGAAGCTATGGCAGCGGCAACACAACAATTAAAGAGTAAGCTACAACCATACATATCAAAAGGTGGTAGAACCACACTAATAGACGAAAATTAACAAATAAATTATGCAATTTAAACAAAGTAAATTTCAGCTGTTTAGGCAAGATGGCAAAGATTTAAGCTGGGGTAACTACACAATGGAAAACCATTTGGGTTATAATGCCTATATTAAACCCACCCAAATTGCGCAAGACGCAGTGCAATTCGTTGCCACAACTAAGTCCTTAAGTAAAGGTATCACACCGTTAATGGATTTAACAAAAGGCCAAGGAAAAGTAATTTCAATTGATACACGTGAATGGGAATGGAAACTATATGGTACGTCATGTCGTCCCGCTATAGTACTAGAAAACTTAGAAAGCGGTAATACTACTGCAGGTATTCAAAACACGAAATTCCGTGTTAAACTTGATTGTGACTTTTATGTAGTGGGTGATGTTCTTGCTCCTCGTGGACCAAAGAACTTCCAAGCTCGTATTCAAGAAGAGCCTATTCCTGACGGTGATGGCTTTGTGTATACAATGGCTTTAATGACAGACGACCCTACGTTCTTTATTCCTCAGAAATTCTTTGAGCCAGGAGAACAATGGAAAAAACTATTCTCTACCTACTCTGAAGCTCGTGTTGGTGCAGGTTCTACTATGTACAATGAAAGTCCTTATTTCATTATGCGTTCTTGGTTAACTCACACTGCTAAAAAATATCGGATTACAGGTGACGCAGCTCGTGCTCGTTTAGTAGTTCGTCCATTTGTACTTGACCATAAAACTGGCAAGACACAGCAGACTAGCGATATGTGGTATCACTATGCTGAAGCTATTGCAGAAAGAGAATGGAAAGCAGAACAAGAGCAAATTTTAATGTATTCTCGTTCAACTAAGAAAGTAATAGACGAACAAACAGGTCTTCCTGTTAATCAAGGTCCAGGTCTTCAGGAATTAATGGAAGAAGGTAACTTGAACTATTACAATAACTTCTCTATCCGACTTGTAGAAGACTTCTTACGTGATATCTTCTTCAACCGTGTTAAACCTGAGAACCGTAACATCTATATGTTAACTGGTCAGATTGGTATGGAAATGTTTGATAAATCAATCAAACATATTGCCAATGGTAATTTCTCAGACCAAGCTGCTTTTTACATTGATGAAACTGGTAAGAAAGTAGACCGCTCACAAGGAGGTACTTTATCATTCGGTAACTACTACAAAGCATACAATATGCAGTGGGGTACGTTAATTCCTGTATGGTTCCCTCTTTATGACGATTTAGAACAACACACAGAAATCAATCCTGAAACAGGTTACCCAACGGAAAGCCAACGCTTTACCTTCTTAAACTTAGGTTTAGGTGAAGGTGTAACTTCAGACAATATTTCTTATGTTGAACGTAACAACAGCGAAAGCTTCGGTTACATGTGCGGTACTTATACTCCCTACGGACCAAACAAAGGTACTATGCCTATGTCTTATCCTGGTGATTATTTCGATGTTTATCGTACCAAACAATTAGGTATTCAGTTAACTGACCCTAAACTTACAGGCGAGCTTATCTTTAACATGCATTATTAATAGATTAAACTAAACAACCATGTCCACAAAAGTAATATATGTTAAACCAGCGAAAACTAATTCAAAGTTCTGGCATAATCCAGAAATAAAAGGTTATCAGTATTTCCCTGAAACTCAAAAAGGTTACCCACCATACTGGGACTTCAAGGAATTCAAATACCGTTTCTACGGTATGACTGATGAAGAAGCTTTGAAATTAGCTTATAGTTGTAAGTTATCTTTTATAGACGGTCCTAATGAAGGACGTATTATAGAAAGTATAGATTTACGACATAAAGAAGACGCATTCTTTAATCATCCACGTATGATTAATAAAATAAAAGATGATGTCACGACATTTAATCTAAACGACCCCTTAGACCAGCTGAAACTTGCAACATTTAAAATGTATCCAATAGTCGCACATAGCGAGAATGACAAGAAAAAGATTGCTGGTGCTAAGTGGGTAATTGTGGATAAAGACATCGAGCAATCTAACGCAGAACAAGAATATATTTCAAAAATGAATATTAATAAATTCTTTGTTCCTGGGAAAGATAAGCTTAGTCCTGAGAAGATGCGCATGATACTTGCTTCATTTAATGATAATGCAATTAAGTTTGACAACACTACAAGTACAGACACTATCGAAGCTTGGCTATATGCTAAAGCTACAGATACTCAAGTAATACAAGGTGTATCAAATCAACAACGCTTTCTTAACTTAGTTAGTATGCAAGCAGACGAGCTTGCTATACGAGGACTAATAGATAAAGCAGTTAAATTAGGTGTATTAAGAATTAAAACAGGTAAGTATTTATATGCAGGAAATGAAGTTGCAGTTAGTCAAGATATATTAGTTAAGAAACTAATGAAACCAGACAACCAAACTTTATTAAATGCAATTGAAGACGAGATAGAATTTAAATCTAAGTAGTAATGTATAGTGTACAAAATCTTCATTTCGGGTTTAGGCGTCGCGCCAACAAAGTAGAAAGCCTACAAAATAGGAACTTCTTTGTTGAACAAATAGACGATTACCTAGATGAAGCCACGAAAGTCTACATCCGAGAAGTATCAAAACTCTTTGAAGTAGACCAGACTAAGATAGACGACCTTAGACAATTAGTTAAAAGTGAAATAGTTTTAACAACAACACCATTTGATAAGTATGTAGAAGCTGAGCTTCCTACAGACTACTATAGAATGGCAAAGAAATATGCTCTTGCAACTAGAACAGATTGCAAGGATATAAAAAGAATAAAGCTGTATCCAATACAGTCTGATGACGAAGAAGATTTCTTATCTGACGATTTATATAAACCATCGTTTATTTGGAACGAAACAGGATATAGATTAATAGGTAATAAGATAAGAGTATGGACAAACGATGAGTTTAACGTAGGTAGTGTAGTATTAGATTATATTTATAAACATCCAAGAATAGCTAATCCAATAGACAGTAGAAACAGTACTTACTCGTTACCAGATGGTACAGTAGCAGTACAACAAGATTTAATTCTTGATAGTACGAACCAACCTGAATGTATAATGGATATAGCAGTCTTAATGGCTTATATGGATATATCTGACCCTGCCTACCAGATAAAATTACAAAAAATAATTAACGCACAAAATTATGTTAACAAATAGGGAAAATATACTTGTAACGTCTGGCGACCTTGGCTTAGTAGCCAACGGAGTTAAACTTTACAATGCAGACGGTACTCTTAATATCTTGCCTGGCCAATTAGGTATCTTCAACGCTGTAAATCACACTGCTACTAACGCTGGTGGAGTAACAAGCTTGAAAAATATTTACTTTGCTGTAGGTGTTGATACTACTGGAAATGGAGTTGCTGACCAAGTACGTAAATCAGCTGGTGAAACAATTAATAAATGTGCAGTAGATGCTGCATCTGCTGAACCTCCCCGCTCTGAATGTCCAGAGATTTGGGATTGGGCATTTAATTGTGTTGAGTGTAATGATTTTTATAGTATCAAAGTACAAGCCGACGGAGTAGAATGGTGGCCTTACTTTGAGAAAGAACACTTACCCACATTTAAGTTTGGTGTAAGTACTGATTGTTGTGTAGATTGTGGTGACGATTGCGACCAAGGTGAATTTACATGCGCAGCATGGGTAACCGAAGTAATGGAGACAATTAATCAGGCAAAACATATTGACGGCATGCAGACTAAGAACTTAGTTAGTATGCAATATCCTTTTAGTGCAATTCCTTTATCTGCAACTATTGCAGAATATGAAGTACCTTGTATTGACGGACTTCCAGCTGCTATTAAAACAATAAGCGTTGGTGGCGATACTCTTGATGGTGCTTGCGGTGTTGGTAGCGGAGTTACGATTCTTGCTAGCGGTGCTATGAATCCAGGTCAACTTGGTACATTAGAACAATATTTAGCAGGTCAAGCTGAAGGTGTAACCTTCAAATTTATTAAAGCTTGTGCTAACGGTTGTTACAAACTTATTGTAACTGGCGCTGCAAGTTATGGAAACATGGTAGTTCTTACTGTAGACAACGATTGTGTTGCTGGAGTTACAGCTACTGTTGCAGCAGTTACAAGTACGCCTCTAACTATTGACGGAACTGCTTATACTTGCGGTATTCGATTTGTAGGTAATATCTACGAACAAGAGTGCGGTTGTTTCCCACCTAAAGAATATCAAAGTCAACGTGGAACGAAGCTTCGTATCTTCCCCTCATCTGGTTTCGGTAGCTGCGGTTGGGCAACTAACAAAGTACAAGATTTACAAATCTCTGAAGGTCAAGGAGTTGACCTACGTTGGAGAGAATACAAACAACAATATGGTGGTTCAGGTCGTACTTATGACAGCTACTTAACTCACTACGGTAAGTTAGGAGTATATGGCGATAAAGTACGTCAAGCTATTACAAGCGAATGTGTACCTTATTGTCAGTACCAGTTCATTCATAACAGCAAATCTCAACCACTTGCTCCGATGGGTTGGACTAACAATACTTATCTTCAAACAACAGTAGCAATACCGTCTGATGACACCACAACTACTGCCGCATTTGAAGCTATAGTAAATGCATGGATTGTTCTTGGGACTTGTCCTTTAACAGCAATCTCATGCTCACATGATACGGAAGAAGGTTTAAATAGTAATTTAGGATTCGGTAGTGGAAACGCTGCCATAGACTAATAAAACAAAAGGGGCGGTTTTGCCGCCCCTTTTTAATAAATATTAAAATGCCAGTAACTAACGAATATACAGAACTAACGATGGTTCTGAAGAATATATTAAAAGAATTGAAGTGTCAAACAAGTGTCTTAACAGATTGTTGTAATCCAACACCTCAATGGTATGATTTAGGCTTACAATTAGCTACACCAGATGCAAACTGTATAGAAGATTTACTTAGCTTAAGATACTGGGTTGTAAATGCAGGTAGTATAACAATACCTACAGGAACAGAAATTACAGTGTACTCAAGTGTAGTTATTTCAGCTGCAGTTATTCCAGGTGGAGAAGCTACAATAAATGTAGGGTTTGATACAGTAACACTTACAGCAGATTTAATCCCAGGGGATTATTTCAGTTTAAGTTTATCTTATGATGTAGAAGATTGCGAAGCACCCTTTACTGTTACAACTACACTAACTTTAGTAGAACTACCAGAAGAGGAATTAACAAATAATACAGTAACATTTAATTCAGAAGTATAATGTCAAATAAATATTGGGTAAATTCAGGCATAATTAAAGCCTCAGGACCGTCTAGCCTAAATACATACACAGGCTTTGACGATATAGTATGTGATATATTGAAATGTAAATTTGGAATGGATTGTTGTACTGGAGAAGATGAAACTCCTGGCGCATGTTGCGTACATATTTCTAACACAGTAGACCCTCCAGTTTGTGCAGAATTCGAAGGTAGTTATTATATTGATGGTAATGGAGATATATATACATGTCGTAACGGAGTAGCTGAATCAATGGGACAATTTATGGTTCACTTTACAGGCACAGATGTAAACTTTGATGCGGGTACAGATGATTTAGTTGTAACACACGAAGGTGTCGCAGGCGACCTTTACCTAACCATGACAGATGCACCTGTAGCTAACGTATCTTTGTCTTATATTGATGGAGTTGACCCTGCAAACCTAACTGCTGTAGCAGCTGGAGTTGGTTCGGCTAACATAATGGCTATGGATAATGCAATTATAGCACAAGTAAAAGTACAAGATGAAGGAACAGTTACTATATCAAGTAGTACTGGGCAGGTACTTGTACCTAACTTAGGAAACTATGTTGATGATGCTGCAGCTGCAGTAGGCGGCGTACTTTTAAATGGTTTATATCACAATGCAGGAGCATTAAGAATAAGAATAGTATAATGGACTCACAAACTCTACTGTCTGTAATATCAGCCGTACTAACATTTTTAGCAGGTGTCTTTGGCACACAATACTGGAATACTTTGCGTAATAAACAAGACAATATTACTAAGGTAGATTTAAAAAAAATAGAGACAGACCAAGCAACTACACAAGCTGCGTTTAATAAAAGTCAAGAATTAATTCAAGATTTGACAACTCAGAATAGTAGGTTAGTCTCTGAAGTAGAGAGGTTAGAAAGAAAAATACAAGAGCTAAAGATAGTAGTAGAAAAAACTCTATCATCATTTGAAATGATGATGTTAGTTTTAAAAGATGCCTTTAAAGAGCATCCAGAACTTAGTTCGGCACTAAGTATAACTTATGAGCAAATAAAAAAAGCTGCATTAAACGACCAAATAATTAAACAATAATTAACATGGCTTATTCTAAAATAGCACCACTTATTGACAAGCGATACTGCGATGACTTTGTAAATTGCCCAGAATGTCCCGAATGTATACCAGAACGATGTGGGTTTATAAACATGGAAAAGTTTGACGCTAATACTACACTACTATCTTTTGTATATGGTAGAAGTGTTACACATGTACAACAATACTTGGACGATGTAAATGATACTCCTGTTGAAATTGTACCTGGAAATGGAGTTTATCACATGGATTATGACGACTTACTTGGAGTAAGTAACTTTGCAGTTACTTTTTATACATGTGAAGGAGAAGGCGAAAGCTTAGTGTGTGGACCAGCTGTATGTAGTACTTCTATAATACCCCATGTTGTATCTTCAGTAAGTGGTGTTGGTACATACATATTTAACGACCCATGTATACCTTCTAGGGGAGACTTAGTAGTTGTAAGTACAACAAATTTAAATTACACTACAACATACAGTAGAGGTGCTTGGGAATTTGAATTTACAAAACCTTCGCCATTAATCCCTGGAGAGATTTTAATGTATATTTTATGTAATGGAGTTTTATCTCAAATAATTAAACATACAAGAACGTAATCATTATGTGTCCATGCGTACTAAAAAGACGAAGACTAAAATATACTAAAAAGAAATAACATGGCTTGTAACTGTATAAAAAACTTTGGTTTTAATATATCTTATGATACATGTAAAAAGATACTGTATCAAGATGCCACTGTTTGGGTTGAAACTCCATCAGCTTATGATATAAGTATACTATCACCTGTTAGTACAGTTGCGGTTACTTTAACAGTTCCTACAACAGGAGTACTGGTTATAACAAGTCAGTTACTTGGATTAGCTGAAGATATTAACTTACCTTCGGGAATATATTGTGTTACAGTTACAAACTGTAATGGCGACTTAATACAGAAGGACTTTATTAATCTTTGCACTTATGAATGTCAATTGGCTAATCTTATTGCAGTAGTTGATTTAACTGCTTGTAATGAGAACAGCATAGCAGAAGAACTAAAGTTCTATAGGTTTATAAAGAACCTAATAGATGGTGCTTATGCCAAGTTCGATTGTGATTGGTGTAGTGTAAAAGAATTAAAAGAATTACTAGCGTATATTAAAAAGAAATTAGATAATCATAACTGTACTTGTAAGTAATGGATAAACTACTCGCTAATGCTAAGTGTAAACTAGCTTCACAAGCGTTTGGAACATACTACAATAATATATACGGTTTAGCCTGTGATGCAAATAATGTTGAATGGTTAGACCTTTTATTATGGGCATACGATAGCAATTGTATATCAAAAGATATAGATTGTAATCATTGCGCAGGTAGTGATTGCATCCATTGCACTTTACAGTCAAATATAGGTAAAACAGTTAAATATTGTAGAGATTGTAAACCTAAGAAATACATGGAGCCAAAAGTAACTCCAAACCCAGACTATACTGATTGGTATAATAGTGATGAATATATCGAATGTCTTCAAATACAATTAGAAGAGAGCGGGTATATCGAACCTATGATTGACTTATGTACTAACTTGAACATTAATATTACGCAAGAAGATGCGTGTAAAATGATTGTAAGCCATATTGCAGCACAACAAGTCGATTGCTTTATGTTAACTGATTTGCACATACAACAAGCGTGTAGCACAATTATAACAGAGCTAAATGTAGAAAACTTATGCGCTACAATAGATAGTGAAATATACGTAGAAAACTTATGCGTAACTATACCTACTAATATAGACGCAGAAGAAGGTGAATTATAAACATTTAACTACGCTGTAGTTAACAATTAAAATTAAAACTAAAATTAAAACAAAATGTATTCAAACGAATTCACGGCAGAAAAAGCTGCATACTTTTATCAACAATATAGAATACAACCTGCATTTTCACGCAGTGTAATGTCAATCTTTGAAGACTTGTACGTCTCTGGCGCAGAAGATTTAGGCGGCGAAGCCAAATGTGCTGCATGGTGTACAACGGGTAATACGAATGTTACAGACTTAAGTAAAATAGGGACTAAAGTAAATATTCCACTTAGGTTTGCTGTTAACAATGTTCAAAGAATGATTCTTAATACTTCAGGAAATCTTGGAGTAAATGTAGCTTCTCCTGCGTACAGAGTATGTATAGGCGGAGATTTAAATTTTCAAGAAAACAATTCTGTCATAAGAATTTATGGTGACGGTGGAGACGCTGGACAAGTGTTAACTAGAGTAGGTTCTACTATGGCTTGGGCAGACCCTGCTGGTGGCGGTAATGATGACGGGTTTCATTGGGACTTGTTAGGTAATTCAGATACTGACCCAGCTGTAAACTTTATAGGTACTACAGATTTAGCAACTGTAAAGTTTAGAATGGATAACATTCATGTAGGCGCTTTAGATAAAGAGTTTGCAAGCTTCGGACTTAACAGTTTGGAAAGTCAAACAACAGGACATTACAATTACGCTTTTGGTAAAAATGCTCTTAGATATACTACTACTGGAAATCAAAATTCTGCTTTCGGTAGCGATGCTTTGAGGTATAACACTATAGGTTGGGCAAACACTGCTATAGGTATGAACTCTATGGAAGATAACGTTAGTGGTAGTTACAATACTGCCGTAGGTAATTTCTCTTTAGCTAATAACACTACAGGTGCAAATAACGTAGCTGTAGGTGGTTCCGCTTTAAATGATAACACTGTTGGCGAAGATAATACAGCTGTAGGATTTCAAGCACTTAGTTCGAATACTTGGGGTGTAGGTAATTCAGCCTTTGGTCATAATGCTTTACGTACTGCAATAGCTTCCGCTAACTCTGCCTTTGGTAGAGACGCTTTAACTTCAACTACTGTTGGTGCACAGAATGTAGCAGTAGGACATTATAGCATGAAAGACAATGTTACAGGAAACGAGAATACTGCTCTTGGCTCATGGTCATTAGAAGAAAATGTTTCTGGAAGTAGCAACACTGCTATTGGACATAGAGCATTAGAAAAGAATGTAGAGAGTAATAATACTGCAGTAGGACACTATGCACTTAATGCTAATACAGAGGGATTATCCAATGTCGCCGTTGGAAAAGGCGCATTAAAACTTAATACTACAGGCGATTTTAATACTGCGACTGGGTATCTCGCATTAGAAGACAATGTATCAGGCGGTCATAACACTGCATATGGCTTCCAATCATTAGCTAATAATATAACTAGCGGAAACAGTGCATTTGGTTCAAATACATTATCTTCTAATACGTCAGGAACTTTTAATGCTGCAATTGGAAATGCTGCTCTTTATTACAATTCTACAGGTTCTTATAATGTTGCTGTTGGAAACGCTTTAGTTAATAATACTACAGGTGCTAATAATGTTGCTGTTGGGAGCTATGCTTGTGGTACAAGTTTAACAACAAGTAATCTTGTTGCAATAGGATACTCAGCTTTGAGATATAATACTTTCGGTGTTTATAACACGGCTGTTGGGTATGAAACTTTATACAGTAATACAATAGGGGCTCAAAATACAGCGATTGGAAATTCTGCATTATATACTAATATTGATGGTGACTATAATACTTCTATCGGGTACAATAGTCTTTTTAGTAATACTACAGGAAGTGAAAACACCGCTCTTGGTAAAGCTTCTCTTTTTTATAATACTACAGGAAGTGCCAACTTAGCTTGCGGCTTGAATGCTTTAGCTACTAATACAACTGGTTATAGTAATACTGCCAGCGGTCATAGCACTTTATACTATAATACTGTAGGATATTATAATGTAGCCAATGGAGCAACTGCATTACAATCAAATACAACAGGAGATAGTAATACCGCTACAGGTATAGCAGCTTTATTCACAAATACAACAGGTAGTTCCAATACTGGTATTGGAAGTTACGCTGATGTAGCAAGTGTAGCGTTAGAACATGCAACAGTAATAGGGGCAGACGCAATAGTATCAACTTCTAACACTATTAAACTTGGTAGAAGTACAGAAGATAGTGTAGTTATAGGACAAAATGGTGCAGTTACAAGTGCTAAATTAGCGGTAGTTTCTACAACTCAAGGCTTCTTGCCTCCTGTAATGACTTCTGTTCAAAGGGATTTGATTACTCCTACAGCAGGATTATTGATATTTAACACTACTACTACTAAATTAGAATGTTACGATGGCACTATTTGGCAAGCTGCTTGGTAGACCATCCTTATA